TCACACTTCATAGCCTGACGGATTGGTAAATATAAAAAGAATTTGTACTGTATTGCAAAGATAACACAATCCGATGAATCTCCGAAAGCCCTCACCGACAAAAGAAGAGAAGCACCATACATTACGTACAATACTTCCCTGTGAATAACATAACTCCCCAATAATCATAAAATTTATTTGTTTCCTATTGAGGGCTAATCCATTACTTAAAAGAAAACTGAACTTAATAGCCCAGTCTCCCTATTTCTTACAATACAACTTCCAATAGAAAAACGTCGACCTTTTTCTATGAATATAAATCATAGAAAATATCCAAATAAGAAAAATATTTTTTTTGTTATCTTTTTTCCAAATGAAATATTACTGTTATATATTATATATCGTTTATGTAAGTTTAAACATATCAGTATTTAAAGCTATATAGATTTTATTAGACGCATCTTTTTTTCCGACTCAGTTAAACTTGTTTTTGACAACAATAGATTTTTATATTTTCGTCTTATATTATTCAACTCTGAGGGCCTTAGTAGTTCTTTAGGATTATATGCAAAATAAATAATTCTACAATCTGTTTTTAATCTTTCTCCCATCAAATTCCACCATAATTTGTCTGTGTCACCTAATGAATGTCCAAAAATACAAATCAAGTTTGCTGTTCTTATATGATTATCCACTTTAACATCAACTAGATGTGCTAACATTTCATTTAGTTTAGGCTTAATGATGCATTCTTGCACTTCTTCATTTTCTCTTAATAATTCATTTTTGATTTGGTTTTTATCATTTAAACCTATTAATGGAGCATCTACTTTTCCATGAATATGAATTATTGGATATAATGTATTACTATTTCCAAAACGAGAATTGGAGAGTTGCATATTATCATTCTCTTTTATTTTCAAAATTTTCTCAAGTACATTGGTATAATTAAATGACACAATATAAGTTTCATATACGCTTGTGCCCCACTTTTTTAAGAAATTATAGATTTCCTCTTTAAATAAAGGACGTAAATATTGATCGGGATAAGATAAATCACGTATCAGCTTTTGAGAATTTATAGAAGCTGGCAAGTCTTTTTTATCAATTATCTTCATATATTCTTGCATTCTGTCATTAAGATCATAATATGCTTCTTTAAGTTCTTTTACATTAGAAAAGTTAACCGTATAATTTCCCATACCAATTTCAAGGTCAGACCAATATTGATATCTACTTTCTTGATCTTGATCATTTTTTAGGTGTTCTTTCAATTTCTTTACTTGAATACTATCATTAGAGGAATCCAATCCCAAATAAAATCTATAGAAATTCTCATATTGTGTTGCTAAACCAAGATTTATATCAAAACCATTTCCAATTATAAATACAACTTTCATTTTTAAATTTACAGTTAAACTGCAAATCTAATTAGAATATGTCAGTTCACAAAACAAGGTAGAAAAATTATTCTTATTCTATTTAATAATATTATAATTTACTATCATATTTATAACATCAGTATCATTTGCTATCAGATGAGGACCGTTTTAAATTTCTCATTGTTACATTGCATATCTTCCTCAAATATATCATAATTGTCCCATATATTCATTCTATTTTAAAGTTATTGGTCCGTTAAAAGTATGAATGGGCAGTTTCATTGTGTAGCTATTCAATAACTATTCTCAAAACATTTCGTTTATAAGTTTTTTACTACATTAGAGTTATAACAATTTGAGAAATTGATACCTATTATATACTTTGCTTCCCTTATTTTATCAATTTATCCAATCCACTACAACATCTCCCTTGTAGAGCCTTTTCCCAAAACAAACCAAGCGTAAGCTATTGTATTTCCATTGGCCTAAACAGTAGTAAAATCCCCACCTTTAGCAACGAAACACGAGAAGAAAATACATGGACTCTTATAGGTGGATTGTCCTAAAAGAATGGTTTACGTCTTTTCCCTTCCAAGAATGTAAGTTTCAGGAACATGGCTAAAATCATGTTCTTCCCTTGTTGTATCAGAGTGATTGGACGCTCCGATTGTGGTATATATTGTACTTTTCATAGTTACCCCATTGTGTTTGTCGTTATTGTCTTACGCTGCTATAATCCTGCCTCCCCATTGTAGAGCCATTGCATCCGCTATTCCGGGGAAGGTCTTGCTTCTGAGTTTTCTTCTTTCTTCAGGCGATACACCCGAGAAGAATATGTCAGTGAACCACTTAGGGGATTTATTTCCACTCTTTGAAACATAGACCTCACCTTTCCCGACTATATTTGTCGGAACCAGGAAAGGTAAGTTTTTCAACCATAGACAGGTCTTCTTACTAGCTTCATGACCAAACTGCCAAGGTTCTATGATTTGGTCAGGCTTTCTCCATCGGCTGCTCATTATACCGACAGGATTTTCTATAGCTAATTTATCTACTCCAACCCTTGAAACATCCATGAAGAACTGAACTGCCTCTTCACGGTCTTTGGCTCTGTCAGGGAATTTCGGATGTGGTCTTCTCTGTTCTATAGGAAGGTTCTTATCGTCAGGATGATAATACCACCTTGCACCCGAAACAGCAAGATAAGTACAGGGTGGATGGGCTATAACCAAATCCCAATTACCGTCAAGAAAGTATTTAGTGCCATTCTCCAAAGTTCCACCTCTATTGGCTATTACCTCAAACATATCCCCCTTAAAATGATACTCCGGATATCCACCGCTACATTCCTGAAGGTCACAACTGAAAGCCTTATGACCCAATCTTCTGAAAGCCAAACAAACGGCCTGACTTTCTTCACATGCTACCAATACATTCATACCCCTAGAAGATTATCTGCATTAAAATCCGATCAGAATAGCATCTCAGGCCTATATGTTCCACCAGCTGCCCCGTCTCTTCAAACAACTGGAATTTATAGAACCTGATGAAGCTTGTGATTTCGGAATAGAAATTCTTTCCGGCAAAACTCAAGGGATGTATCATTGGGTATCCTCCGACTTGTTGTGGCTGGAAGGCTCCTATTCCCACTCCGGTTATCAAGGCCATGTCAGCGTCAAAAATGATAGGTTGGTTGGGATTATAGTCGAAGTCCCTGACAAAGAACATTCTAATCTCCTTCTCGCTGATTTCCTTTATTTTGAACTGCGCCATTCCGGAAGTGCTCTCATCTAATGTTTCCTGCACCCGTAGTTCCATTTCTTCAATGCTCATATTTGTATTGAGTACTTCTCCGTTTGCTATAAAATAGTTTTTCATAGTTTAGTCTTTTGTGATTTAATGGTTAGTGTAATTCCCTGTTCTCTTTTTAGATAAGATATAAGTCCTGCATAAGAATCTACTCTCTTACGATCTCTCGGCATGATTGATAAAGCCTCCTGAAGCGTGAGGATAATGCAGAATCCGGTTTTAAAAGCATCCCCATACTTGCTCTGGAGTAATGCTACGTCTTTTCTGTATTTCTCAGGGATAGGTCTGTTGCTGTCTTTTGTCACGATAACACTTGGCTCAGCATCATTTTCCAAGCGATTAGAAACAGAAACTTTTTCAGCTCCTAATATCCTACTTATAAAATCGATAAACATTAAATGCGATTTATATTTCAGGAGTAAGGATTTGAGCTGGCGAGAATAGCGTTTTAGCGATTTGGGAAGGAGAAAGAATAAAAGAAAAGTGTCCTCAAATCAGATTTATAACCATGAATATCAGACACTCTTCTTATGAGTATTGTTTCTTCATTAATAAGGCTTTCAGTGCTTTTTACAGAAAGGATTATATGACGCTGACGTAATACTTAAACAACTAAGAGGTCAGATCCCATTATTTTCCATACCCTTTAATCATCAATAACTTTCCCAACCCTTTCTCTTTCACCATACCTATTTATATATATAAGGCGCCAAAACCAGAGGCAGACTTGATCACCACCATTTCCCGATCAATAAAGCCAAACATATAATTGCTTTTTCATGGGAACTGTTATATCTTTGTCATGAAAAAACAAAACTAAAACATATTACAATGGCAACAACTAAGAAAACAACAGCTAAGAAAACAGCAACAACTAAAAAGACTACAACAAAGAAGACAACCACAAAATCACCTGTAGAAATCATTACTCCTGATATTGTAGGAACCAGTGCGGGTAAGATCTGGAACACACTTAACGGATCAGAGAAAACATTGACTGAAAAAGAGTTGTTGAGTCTGACTAAGCTTTCCGGACAATCATTATATCTCGGATTAGGATGGCTGGCACGTGAGGGAAAGCTGGAGTCTGATGGTAAGGAATTTAAACTGGCATAAAAGAAGCGATAGAAAAGAAGTGGCTCATTGGGGTAAAAACAACTCCTAAACCACTTCAAACTCTCACCGTAAACCAATAATACCCTGATTCCCCAAAAAGACAAGCAGAATAACATTTTTTCTTATATATCGTATTCCTGATTTTTTGGGGGGAGGGGACAGAGATTATTAACATTATAAATACTGAAATTATAATATAGCCTAACTCTTTCTCCAATCCATCAGAAATAATATCATTCATTGCATTTCAGCCCCAGAACATGGATATCAAACAAACTAATCAAAAGAATCCTCATTTTTCCACCTGTCCTTCATTTTTTTCCTTTCATACAATTCTTTCCATCTATCCACAAGCTCCCGTTCGTTTATTTCAATATATCTTTTACCTTTTCTGGTGAGCATTGCATTATGGTCATTATCAATCGTAAGGATACCATTAGCTTCAAGCATGACAATTACAGTCTTGACGGAAGTGTAATAGACATCTTCCTTTTTCAGATAATGTCCTATCAGTGGAATCTCATACTCAATATCACATTTGTCATAGACCCCATCAACACACTGGTCCATTGAATGTGGCAGTCCGTCATCCAGTTCAAGCAATACAGCAATGATATAATCAGAAAAATCGGGTTTCATAGGCTATCTGTGTTTATTATCCAATGAATGCAAATATATGAAAACATGTAACATAAACAACAAATTACTGAATATATTTCAACTTTTCGTTTCAGATTTCAGCAATAGATATGGATATTTGATTGTTTCCTTCTCTCTTCCCATCCTCAAGAGAAAAAGGAGCGGAAGCGGAACGGGCTTTGATTAATTTCTTTCTACTAAAATTGAAAAGTTATATAAAAACATTATTTCCGACCCATTTCCCTGACATTACCGCTCTTCTTTTTCTTGAGGTGGGGGAAAGAGAAGATAACAGAACAATAAAATATCAAATCTATCCGGACTATAACTGGGAAGAAGAAAGCTACAAACCAATTCCTGGCTGCTACAACCAACAAAAAAGACTTGAACATCAACAAATATAAATCAACGGCTGGAATATTAATGTGATGACTGGTAAATGAACAGTATCGCAACTCTTCCACATTCTCTTACTCTTTATAACAAATTTGATTCGGGTTAAGTCGAAGACGAAAGTACAGACGAAGTATGAGTATGGTACATAACCGTAAGGATGGAATAATTTAATCACATAAATGCTTATTCTTTAAGCTTTTGTACTAAATTTGCACACTTTTTTATAACACTTTGTCTTACAGTTATGTCATACATTCCACTTACGTTCCATACTTCCGCCTCCAGCAAACCCCTTAACCTGTAATTCCAAGATTTTCCAAAAGACAATTACAGTTGCCTTTTTTTCTTCTTTTCTGTTATACCTATTAGAATACTAGAATTCTTTGGAAGTCAGAATAGATAATTGAATATCAGAGCCATATCCAACCAAAACATCATACAAACATAAAGGATCAATCTTCACTTCATTATCCATACTTCGGCCGGTGATTATTTTACCCTATCAATAAAAAACAAATTTATTATAGACCAGACCTAATATTTATCGGACATCAGGAAACATTTACAATTAATTTTCAGCCGTTTCCCTGTCACAACTTCCTCACTAAAAAACATATAAGAACCACAACGTTATCAACTATCCCCCAAAAAGCCAACATAAAATCATCACATTATTCATTCTACTTATCCAATTATTATCAGAATTCGAACTATACCTATTTATCGACAAACAAAATATTAGCCGGCTATTAATATCATCAAACCAGACCAGGAAAATCAAGACATGGATTCTATACCAATCAGTCTGAAAGAGGAACTGACATATTCATTAAAACCTATTGTAGATCCTGGTCCATTGTTTTCTTCTTCCCTGCCTCAAAGGGAAAAAAAGTATGAACAAGACTTTTTATGATTCTGATAACCCATAAATCAATCTGTCACATTCTCTAACCAAACCCAAAACAGAACCAAGAAGATCAACCGCCATAATACAGGTTGATCTTTCTTTTCCCCACTTCCTCAATATCAAGTTCTATATTCCGTTTCTCCAGGCAGGAAAGTATACCAACCGTCTTTTCAGCAATCTCCTTATCCATATCTATCACAACACCTTCACCGACAGACACTTTACATATACCTCCGAAAGAAGCAATCCTTTCAAGAACAACCTCAGGAAAAAGCCCGTTCTGAATCCTTCCGGCTATCAACAATGAATTTCCGACAACCCTGTCAGAAACTGTTATACTGTCAGCCTTCATCCCAAAAGCCGACATAAGTTCATTCATATCTCCGACTGTAACCATAACGGGAGACAAAGATAGTAATTCATTCTCACTATTTACCCAACCGGCTGTTCATGACACCAGAAAATTATAACTATAGATCTTGTTCCGAACTAGAATATCAATAACAGGCAGAATATCAAAACACAATCCTCACTGCAATAATTCTCCATGTGGCATTCGGTGATCATTTTATTTCATACCAGCCTGGATACATAATTATTACAGAGTGGATTAAAATCAGGAAACATTAAAGGATTGATTTTCGTTCTTAAATATCAACCATACTTTCAGCAACCTATATCACATTTATTTTTCTGACTACAACCGATAATAATTCATTCCACTTATTCAAATTGCTTCATCATTATCAGAAATTGGGTTGGCAGTAAGGAAGAAGCATATATTACTCTGTTTATCATTCAATATAATCAGGAATAAATAAAAAACTGACCGAACATTATTTCATTTATATCATTCATTTTATCAAATAAGCCAAAATATGATTTTTTACATCAAACCTTGCCGATTATTGAACCTAACAGCTAATATGAACAATTAATGGATTTTAGTTCATTGTCATCTTCTTTCCCACCCTCAAGAGAGAGAAGGGGGGAAAGGGGAAAGCGGAACC